TTGTACTTCCACATTTTCGCTGGACCGTACTTCTTCATCCACCTTTTGTATATCTCCGGTTCGTTGATCTTCAGGTAATTCTCCTGTTTTTTGCTCTGAAATGGCATCTTCTTTTGGTATTGTAACCTTTGTAACTTCTGGAACTATTTCTCCAGTAGCTTCTGGTTTCGTTAAATCGACTTTAATTGGATCATTGTTAATAGCACCCAATTTTTTAGGTGTTTTTTTCTTTGTTTTCAATTTAAAGTCACCTTCCTGTTTAACAGGTTCATCTGTTTTTGTTTGTGTTGACATAATATAATATTATAAAATTAGTAATTATTTAGGGCTAAAAGCTTCTAATCCAAAATCCCCTATGCTATCGTTGCTTGACTCAAAATTAATTGGTGGCCCGTCATTTTGTCTTTGTTGAATCATTTGACTTTGTTGACTACCCTCCAGTTTAATTCTTTTATCTTTTCTATCTTCTATTTCTGTTTCTTTTAAAGACTCAGTTTGTCTCTGTGCTCTAGCTAATTCAACATTGTAATTAAACTCTTCAGCCATAAGCATACGTTTTATTTCTGCTTCTGTCTGCATCCTTTGTATTTCAAACTGTGATTTAGCTTGTTCTATATTAACCTTTTGCTCTGTTAATACTTGTTGTTTCTGTACTTCTGCCATAGCAGTTTTTTCTGCTAATTGAGCATTGGCTTGAGCTTGAGCTTGTATATTTCTTTCTTGTACAGCTTGATCTCTCTCTTGCTTTAATCTACGCCTTTGTTTTAGCATTTGATTTGCAAGTTTTAAATTTTTAATTTGTCTTAAATCTATAGCGTCCTCTAGTTCTATACCACCGGCTTGCAAAGCCACTTGTATATTTTGTTCTAATTTTGCTTTTTCCTCTTCATCTGGTTCTAGCTCTAAGAAAATACCAAAATCATGTAAAGATAAGTTTCTAATTTCATTTAAGGTTTGTGTGTTATATACTGAAATACTTTCCATTAAAGCATTAGCAGTTAAAGGATTATTAAGAACGTCAGTTAGTTTTTTAGATATGTTTTCACATAATCTTAAACTCATAAATAAACTAGCGTTGTTAATATGTTTTGTTGCTATATTTGATTGTTGAGCAGCAATTTTTTGTAATCCAACTAACGTATCTTTATCTGGTAAACTACCATCTCTTGCTTCATTAAGCCCGGTTACATCTCTAATCATTTGTAAATAATAATTATAAGTAGATATTAAAGCGCCTATTTTAGCTTGACCAGCTGATGATGTTAATTCTTGCACTGGAACTTTACCTCTATTTAATTCACCGTCTTGAGTTAAAGATCTACCCACAACAGAACCGGTTTGAAAATACATATTCAAAGCTTCTGCTGGATTGTAATTTGTTCCGTTACCTAAATCAACTTCAGCTAAACCATCCATGTCTAAAAATACACCATCTGGTACCATTCTTGAAAGCACTTGTTGTAGTTTTAAATGAGTTAACTGAATCATATCAGCAAAGCCCATTGTCTTAGTAACTAAAGATTCTATTCTACCTTTGTACATTCTAGGTGCACATATAGCGTAGTTCATTTCTACTTTAGTTGTATCAGACATAGGTCTAGTCATGTTTTCAGATAACTCCCACTTCAACATTACATCAGTACCTAAAACTTTAGCGCCTTCAAATAAAACCTCTATGCTTCTACTAACTCTAGAAAAAGAATCAGATTTTGGAGGATTAAATGTATCAGGTTTTTCTAATATCTTTTCTAATCCATTTTCTGTTTGTTTTAATTTAAATACTTGATCCATATAAGACTTGTATTCAAAAAACAATACTTGCACAGTGTTTTGATCGTAACCACCATAACCATATATATAGTTATTGTTGCTGTTATATTTTTGTAGTTTTTCTAATTCTTCGTTAGATATATGAGGAAAATGTTTTTTAACCTCAGGGATTGTCATTGCTTTGACTTCACCTACATAATATACGTCTTCAAAGTTTGGATCTTCTGTATATGAATAAATCATATATGCTGGATCAACGTAGTCAAGCGTTATACCATTAGAAGGATTAAAGCTTGTTTTAGCAGCAGCTATACCTAATGTAACTAAATCTAAATTAATTCTACGTTTTAATAATTCAAATTTATTTTGTGCTAATACTTGACTAATAGCTTCTTCTTCAGCAATTTCTATTGATTGTTTATAAGATAATTGCAAATGCAATTCCATTTCTTCAATAGTTTTAGGTAAATTTTCTTTTGGAATTTTTGTGTTAGATATATCTACACCAGTAGAAGCTTTAACTTGCTCTTGAATTTCATAAGCAAACATGTCTTTAGCAAGACCTTCTGCATATTTTGTTCTTTTCTTTATAGATTCTGGATCTTGAGCGTAAGCTTTTATATCATAATCTTTAGCTGATATACCATTTGTTAATATATCTACAAATTTTGATAATATTGGTACAGGTTTCCAGTCTAAATTTAAATAGCTTAAGTCACCGTTAATTGATAATTCATCTTTATATTTTTGTACAGGTTGTTCACCTCTTGCATATAATCTTCTATTATGAAAACTGTTAAAACTTGTTAAATATCTATTACCATTAGTTCTTCCTTGTGCAAACCACTCTGATTGTATAGCATCAGCAACCTGCTTTCCATACTCTAATGACATCTTTTCCTCGATAGGTACCACCTGTTCTGGAAACGTGCTATTACTATTATAGTTTATTTTCATTTATCGTATTATTTTTGAAATATCCCCTTTGTTGTTATATTTTTTTATACCTAAATCATAACTAACTAGTGTTTGTTTAGGTACAGGTCTATATTTATTTTTATTACAAGCCATAATAGCTAGCCCTGAACTAATAGAAGCATCGTGCATTGTTCTATTGTTTATATTAAATTTAGCCCAATCTTGTAACGTTCTTTGAAAATACAAATCACCATATTGATTATTAGGTTTTAAACCAATAAAATCTTGTATATAAGATTCAATTGCCGCGGCATGAGCCTGTTTTATATCTTCACTCGAATTAGGTATTCCACCTATTTCTCTTTCTGTTACTGATAGTTTATTATATACTTTATCTGGCCTATTCATAGAGTAACCTCTATAACCTCTTCTTTTAAAGTAATATAATAATCTAGGTTTATTATTTTCTGCAAGTATTGGCATACCGTAAAATATACAAGCCATCAAAACATCTTCAAAAAATATTTCTGCTGTAGCAGGTCTCGCTATATATTCTAAAAAAAAATGATTAGCAGGATGGTTTTCCATACTAAATTTAGTTAAACCATGTAAAGATCCATTAGATCCTCTATTGTCTACAGTACCTGATATATCGTAACTATCACAACCAAAAGCACCCATGTGTTCATTACCAGGATGTTTTTTACCATTTTTAATAATTACATTATTTTGTAAATTAGTTTCTGGAACCCATGATATAAAAAATCTACCATTGTTTGTAGGATTAAAAATTACTGATGTATCTTTAACACCATTAACCCACTGAAAATTTCCTTGTGTAATTACATTGCCGTTGTTAATATCAGCATTCCAATCTATTTGCTCATATATTTTAGTAAGATTAAACAAAGAAGATTTAGCTTCATCTCTAAAAGCGTGTTCTTCTGTACGTGGAAATTGTCTGTAAAATTCGTTTAATCCGTCTTGATCTCCTTTTAATCCATCAACTTCATTTTGCCAATATTCTATTACACCTATATTTATTTTAGTACCGTGCGGATCTTCAACCGGTTTTTCCGGTGTGTTGAAGACAGGTATGCCATAAGCATCAATGTATCCTTCGTAGTTCCATTCCATAGGTATGAACAAAGAATATAATCCCGAGCGAGTCTGTCCATTGGCGTTTCTTTTGGTAACATCCGAGTCATAATAAAGTTTCTTAAAATTATCCCCTCCTTTGTCAAGAGCATTGCTCGTTGAACCCATCATACATTTACCAATAATTTTACTACCTAATCGTAGTGTTGTTTTAGTAACTCGCCAGTTATTTAATATGTTATTAGGTCTCTCCCATTTACCACTTTCATCGTGTACCAATAACTTTAACTTTTCACCATCATAAGAGTTGTCTCCTGTATTTTTCCAATCAACAGTAGTGTCTAATCCTGTAAGCTCTCTAAGTGTTTCGTTTGTTTCAAGCTTTCTTCTAGTGAATTTACTTGCAGGAACTCTATACGCTAATTCTGTTTTTGGACGGTCCATACCGTCTTGTATTGGCTTGAAGAAAAACGGGTAATTAACCGAGATTGGTACAACCTTGTCGGTAAACATTGTTTTAGCGTCAGGTCCTGATTTAGATAATATTCCAAATCTTGAATCGGTTGATATTGTTGCGCTATTAACAGTTTCACCTGAGGCCATGAACGAAAAACCAGATCGTCTGTTTTTAAGGTAACAAATTCCATATGATCTATCGTCGGCTTTACAAGCTTCCCAGAATATAAAGAATAATCTGTTTGACTCCCTAAAATCTGGTTTCCCAACATCAATCTTGGACCACTGCAAGTACATATAGTGAGTACCAGTAAGATAAGTAGGTTTGTCTTTATTAATAAACCAAAAACCTTTTTCCCTATATTCAAACTCTTTGTCAATATAATCATACCATGTTTCTTTAAAATCTACATCATACTCCTCCCAATCAAATATTGTTTTAATACGTTTAAAAGCTTTAGGTAGTGGGGTTCTCTCCCATTTATTAAATTTAAATTTTACTATATCTTCTGATTGTTTAGGTAAAGCTATTTTAAGATTTTGTATTTCATACACTTCACCTATTTCACCAGTTTTACTAATTACAACCATGTCATGTTCTTGGTTATAACCGTATTCCCATTTTTTATACCTATTGTTTCTTTTTAAAACCTTGGGTTTAATATGGTTTTCTAGTACTTTAAATAACGTTTGTTTGTACATTATTTAGATCTTCCTTCAGCAAAACCTTTAAAGCTTTTTTCTTGTTTAACTTCTTTAGGTTTTTCATTTAATATTTCTTCTTCCTCTTGTATTCTTTGTAGTATTTCAAAAGCATCAAATATAGCTAGCTTTTTTGTAGCTGCTGCGTTTTTTAAACGATCAGCGGAAATGTCTGGTCCAAAATCTATAATAGGTTCTTTTGCAACTTTAATTAATTCTTTAACTGCAACTTGCCCAGCTTGGATTATACTCAGCTTGGTTTTCTTTATCTCCATATTTAATTACAATATCATTTGATTTCATACAATATAAACGCTCTTTATCTACAATAAAATCGTATTCACCATACGGCGTATACCCTACAGTGTCTCCCTCGTGTATTCCTAGCGCTTCTAGCGAGCTATTACCTATTTTTAATATACCAATAAGGCTTTGCTCTTTTGCAACCTTAAATTTACTTTCGTTTTTTAAGGGTTTTATAAAACATCTGTCATTTATTGACATCCATTTTAAATTTCTTTTATATAAATAGATTTGGTCTAAAGAACAAAAATACTTATTATCTTTAAAAAAAGATCTTGATTTTTTCTTTACACCTTTCATATCATAAAAGGTTCTAAAAACATTATGATGAATTAAAATTAAATCACCTTTTTTTATTTCAGTTTTAAAAGCTAAAGGAATTTGAATTACTTTAGCTATATTGTTTACAAATTTAAAACTTTCAATCTTAGTGTTTAATATTATTTTAACGTTTTCTATGTCTATTTCATTTTCATATGTATTACCTAATGGTTCTACTATGAAATCATACAAGCTTCGCATTAATATTCTAAGTCATATTCGATGGATATTGCCATGTTAGAATTAAATTTTTTCCATGGCAATATTTCATCTCCTTTTTTTATATGAATATTGTAAGATGAATCTTTTGTATCATGAATAATATAAGCTATCTCATGACCTCCATAGACTTGTTGTCCAATAGAGTAATGCATAGCGTCATTTTTATAATCAGATCCAATACTGATTTTCCTTACAACGTTATTCACTTTATTTTTCTTCTTTTTGCTCTACAATAGTGTACTCACCAGAAGCTAGATCAATGTTTATTGGCCCATATTCTTCTTCTAGTTTCTTTTTAACATCTTCAGCTGCTTCATTAGCTTTGCTAAATTCTACTTTAAGAGCACTTTTTTGTACCTCAGTAAAACCAATTTGGTTTAATAGTTGATTTACTTTTCCTTGAGTTTCTTGAATTTCTTTTAACTGTTCGTCAGTTATTTTTGCATTTTGTTCTGCCATTTTAATTTAATTTAATTAATTTATTTATTTATTTAACTATTGTTATAGTTACAGGTTTTATTTACTTTTTAAATAAGCTTGTCGCCTTTTCTGTCGTGCGTCCACCGAAATAGGCTAAAACAACAGACATCATCACTTTTTCAAAAGTATCGTTCCATAATTCTCCTATATGAAAAGGTATGGTTTCTACACTATCTAATATCCCAGCTAATGAAAATACTATAATACACCATACTAAAACTAGTGGGCGTACGTTTTTCGAAAGCCACGAATCTGACATTGAATCGGCTTGCCACCTTGAAGTGATGCTTTCCATTTCTTTATTTTGCTGTTCAAATATAAGTTGTTGTAATTTTATTTTATCTTCACTACTTACGTTTGATTTACCTATAGCAGCAATAGCTTCTGCAGGAGATGAAACACCACTAATTAAATTACCTAAAGTAGGATTAACTAATGATGCTG